CAGGAGTAACACGCTGGGAACTGAAATTTGAAATTGCATCACTTTCCGCATCCTTTATTTTGTCGATGGCTTCATCTCGAATATCGGTCAATTTATCTTCATTTGATTTCCAATTCTCGATATTTTCAAATACTCCACCTGCAAATTCCCACGTCTCCACAAGTCCGCTATTGTTCAAGAATGACACCTTTAGCCCGATATTTCTAAGTTCCTGCGGAACTTGGGCAATGGCGCCCTCCAGACTATACTTATTGGTTCTACCGATACCAGAGGTCGGGTACACAACCGACACATTGATTTCATTAAACAGCTTGTTGATGGACGTGCGTGTGCCGGGATGTACCACTGCATCAGAGGTTGTAGCGGGATAAATATTCTCCCAACCTTTTGAAAGTTTATAAATTTTTGTCATATAATTCCTATTTTTGCCTAAGTTCCGCAAGAATTTGAACTGCTGTTATTTTTATGTAATTATTCATTCATTGTCTTTTCTCGGAAACTGCTAAATGCAAGAAAAAAGCATCCAGCATATCAGAATATTCCTTCGTTGAAAGCGCTACGAATATTTGACAATACTGTTGATAATTAATTTTCACAACTATAATATTGATGTTACATCGTCAATTTCCTCGGCCGTTAAGTATCCTGTTAAGTCGATACTTCCACCCCCTCCAGTTTCCCCTGTAGCACTCCATATGCCTTTTGTCTCGCAGCGAAAGATTGGCCCTGGTATCGTATCACCCACTATGGCCCAATCACCTACAATCGGAGATGGTATAGCCGCTTTTAATGCTTCAATAGTAGGATACAGCCCTTTACTCACCCCCTTAATGTTTTTTGCTTCAAACCAGCCGTCCACTCTTACGTTACCTTTCAAGTGGGTTTTCCCTTGAATAATCGCATCACCGCCTATCGCTGTATTGCGACCAATGGAAACATCACCGTCTATTTGTTTTGATTCATGACTCATATTAATACAGATTTTGCCAATTCGTTCAATGCGGCACTTTTTTCCGTATCGCCGAATGTCGTTAATACTAATGCAGCTATGGTGTATATCACAGCATCATAACATTTCTCGCAGATTTCTATTGAGTCATATATGTCTATTTCCGGATAAGGTAGATATACAGCACGACTCACTTTCGCTTCTGTCGTTTTGCATGAATAAAATTCCATCACTCTTCCTTCCGGTCGTATGGATATAGCGCAAACAGGCCGTTGGCATGTTCCTCTTATGCCTTTAAATCGGGAAGACTGTTTTTTGTATTCAGGATCATCGGTACTTATGGGGTTAAATACCGCACGTTCCCAATCGTTCATTTGAAAAGCTACAAGACGCATGAAATCTTCCGGTAGCAATATCCATCCACTTTCATGCTCTTTCCAATATATAGCATCACCGAAGTTATGTCCACCATCAAGCAGATAAGGCGATGCAGAGCTGTGTACGCGCTTCACCGCTTCCACAATTTTCGATGCAATGATGTCGTCAAGTGCAAGGGTGTCCACATCGCCTATAATCTTCAGCGTATCGCTGTTTGTGTTCTGGTCCAAAGCGATGCGTACATCCTCTTGTATTTTGTTCTTCTGATATACAGCCATAAGTCCTTATCTTTATTCCAAGCCCTCGAACTCAATTCCGTTTGCAGCAGCCTGCTCCATGATTGCCTTGGTCGAGCGCATGGAAGTGCGGCTGATGCCGAAAGTATCTGCAAGGTAATCCTTTGCACTTACAATGTCGCTTACTTTGACTTTGCGAGATGTCGTATTGTTATCCCCTGCGTCTTTTTGCGGCATTTCGTCCTGTCTGCCGGTTTCGTTGTCAGGTGTGTCTTCACCACTGTGCGTACCTTCAACATGCAGTTTTTCAGGTGAACCGCTTTTAGACGCCTTGCCGGCTGTTTCTGCTGTCTCAGATTGCCCGTGCGCAGAATGAAGTTTGAACAGTTTGCCAAACTTGTAATGGTTCTCTACAGACTTCTGTATATCCTCATTGTCGGTAGTGAATACGCTACTTCCGTTTGACAATGGAACGAATGCAATATGCAGGTTCTTCTTACTCGGAAGTACCACATTAATACTGATATTAGTATTCGCCTTGTAGGTTTTTGTAATCATATTCTTAAAAGTAAAAAGGGAACGGGACACCTTATCCCATCCCCGGTAATTAATAATTCTTTATGAACTCTTTATTATGCTGCAATTAAATCTTGGGCAGGTGCTTTAGCCAGTCTCATACGTGCATGTGCCTTTGCATAGCGCAGATACAGGCAACTTACCTCTTGAATAACTACCGCATCAGTACGACGGATACCAGCCTTTTGCAAGTCGAGTACGTTACGTGCCCAGGACACATGTGTTTTCTTAGAAAGATATTCCGGGTCCATTGCAAAGCCGCAATCACTCATTCCGTTTACATCGAACAGTTCATGGTGTATGGTCAATACTTCTCCGAAATCAGTATCCCAAGATTTGAATTTCAAGTTCCATACCTCCACGGTATCTTTCAAGCGGAATTTTTCGCTCTTTATCTTGGAGAATGCAGAGAGCATATCACTTCCACAGAATAAAATCTTACGCTTATTACCGATGCCGGTACCAACAAAAAGGTCTTTGGTAATATCCACAAGGTTTTCATCGGTAATTATGGCGCATTTCTTGTCAGTATCCCATTCGCCCACCTCGATGTCCTTTCCGGCCATCCACCAGATACCACCTGTAAACCAAGTGTTCATGCCGTCCTTTGCAATGTGCTTGATAACCTGCTTCACACCAAACAGATAAGTATTTTCCATTGCGAGGCGCATATCATATACACCGTCTTCTTCAATGTCTGAGAAATTCCAGTTCACTTCTTTGGCGGCAATCTTGTCAAAAGTTGATTGCTCTACCTGAATCATGAAGTTCTGACAATACTGGGTTTCAGGCATAGGGATATTATTGAATCGTCCTGTCTGAACATCCAATTCCCCACATGCTTTTCCCATGCGTACAAGCGTTGTTCCTTGTGGAATTTCCGGAACAAGAATCGGCTGTTTGCTTGAATCATCCATTTTGCCATTTACGGCATACACTGTAGGAAGATTTGTTGAGCTGTCCTTTCCGCACACACAAAGCACGAGGTCCGGAACGTTACTGTCATCTTCCGTATATTTCGTTCCGTCCGGTTTGGTGATGGCGCTGACACCGACTACCCTAATGGTATCATCCAACGTGAACATATTCAAATCATCTACCGGCAACGACACGCTCGCACCGCTGAGCATAGCTTCCAGCTTTTTGTTGGTACTGCATTTGATTTCACGTGTACCCACGCTGTAATACTTCACTTCAAATGAATTGGTGGAGCTTGATTTTGCATAACGGCTGATTTGGTCAATTGGAGTAGCCATCGGACGGATTTTCACGATGCGTTTGTCCACATCACTCAAATAGAAATTTGGGTCACCGGTTTCACGCCCTCCTGTTTCAGTGGAAATACCGTCTGTTCCACCCGTACCGTCCGCACCGGCTGTTGTTTTACCCGCATCAGGCAGGTTCGATGCTTCTGCCATCATGACACCGCTTGATGCACCCGTCACAAACGCCAATATCACCAGCGTAATGCGACAAAAGAAACTCATTGTTCTCTTCATTGCTCGAAATTTTAAAAGTTAAAAATGTAATTGGTTTATATTTATCTGTTTATCACCTTGCGTTTTTCACCGCCACGCTCCCAGATGTTCTGTGTACCATCATAACGCCCGATTGCACCGAGGTCAGGCATCTGCCGTGAACCGCCACTGCCGCCACCGTTTTTACCGGCAAGGTCGGCTGTACCGTCATTTTTGCCTGCTTTGCGTAGCTTTTCTTCAATCTTGCTGTTGCGCCCCTTTACTTCACCCTCGTGTCCGGCAGCTTCCACATCGCTGTCGTGCCTGATTGCTTTTATGGCCATTTCTATGCTTTCACGTGTAAACTTGCCCATGATTCCGTCACGTACAATGCCTACAAGGAAATCCATTGCGCTGTCGATGTCCTCATCCGGCAGTCCTTCTTCCTGCTGCATGGTTTCAAGGGTGGTCAGGGTTTCGTTGATGTTCTTTTGATACTCTCCCTCATACTCTTTCTCTTGGGCAATGCGTTCTGCAAATTCCTTGTTGGCAGCAGCAAGTGCTTCCTGCTTTTCGGGGTCCTCAAGCGCGGCTTTGAAATCGTCTCCGAACTTGCGGACCATTCCGACAATAGGGTCTTCTCCCTTGCGCCAGTCAGTAAGGAAAGCGGCACTTTGCGGGTTGCTTGCAAACAGGTCGGACAGCGCTTTTTCACGTTCCCTATAACCGGACAATTCCTTGTCGTAACCATCGTAATCGTCATTGATTTGACCGAATAACGCTTCATCATCGGCAAATTCCTTGTCCGGATACTTTGCTTTCAATCGCTCCGTGTATCGCTCGCGATTGCTCTTAACTTCCGTATTATTAGGCATAATTCAAAAATTTAATTTATAGTCAGATTCTACAAGACAAAAATAGGCAGGGAAAGCAGGATGTCATGTTTATCTTTTTACGCTCCTATTGGTAACTTTGGTACTATAACGGGAAGAAAAATGAAGCATAAAGGAGCAGTTATGGAATACTCTATGGAGCGTATGAACGACTTGATGAGAGCATACGATGAATACATTTCATCGTGTGATTATATCCGTATGCCTGAAGTGTATAAAGTAATTGTAAACATGCCGTCCCGGAGGTTTTGGGTCAGCGATATTCGTGCAGCATTGGTCGTTTCCGCCATGATGAGGGGTGCGAACGATTTAAGCGGTATGTGGCCGTTGAAGAAAGAAATGTATGAGGAAATTCATACTAGGGTGGTTGCTCTCAAATCAGAACACCCGGAACTTACCATTTCTGAACTGTGTGCTAAAGTAATTGCTCAACCCGCACCGAAATTCTACCTCACGCCGGGTAGTGCGAAGATGATGATATGCAAGGCTAAAAAACGATGGATGCAAGAAAAATTGAGAAGATTACGGCTCTCCTGATTTCTGCCATGATTGTGTGTTTGTCATTTTCAGGAGAATGGGATTGGCAAACTGTCGGCATTTACGCTGGAAGTAATATGCTCGGACGCTTGCTGTACCCGTTCTTCCATGCAAATACCTTTCACGCTTTGCTCAACTCATGGTGCTTGTTGTCGGTGGTTTTCATCTACGACATTGGAATAGGGAGATTGCTGTCAGCCTATATGATTGCTGTTACAGTTCCAGTTGATACCCTTGGATATTTCACGACAATGGATTCGCCAACGGTAGGATTGTCCGGATTGGTTTTCGCCCTGTTTGGTTCAATATCGTTTGAGGTATTACGTAAACGGTATTATCAGTTATGGATGCTGTTTTACCTTGTGGCAGGCTTCCTGTTTCCGGGCATAAATGCCGTATTGCATCTTTGGTGTTATGTATTGGGACTCATCATGGCTCTGCTAAACAAGCCTGTTAAAATCATGCACCATGAAAGATAAGGCCATCAAGGACATATTGACAGAGAATGAACGCCGCAATGCGATTGTATATGCAAAGTTCAATCCAATTACCGGAGAAGGTTCTGTCGGTAAACGTGTAAAGTGTACCATCAGTGACTTTCCTATACATACCCAGTGGTTACCGGAACGTATCATGAAAGTACCGCTTGTACGCCAACTCATCGAAGCCGGTTCTATTTCCAAATTCCTCACGGACTACATGGGCGTGGAAGACAATCAGGATGATCGCTTGAAGGTCATAGAGCAGTTTGTACGAATACGCAGCCGCGAGGATTTTCCGTTTTGGGCGGCAACATTTGTCTATATCAAGGCCAAAGGCGGTGGTGAGGATGTCCTGTTTCGTCTGACAAGACCTCAACGGCGTTTTGTGGATCGGCTTGAAAAATTGCGTATTGCAGGGAACCCGATACGCATCATCCTGCTTAAAGCACGGCAATGGGGTGGTTCCACCACTTCACAGCTTTATATGGCATGGTTGCAGTTGCTTCACAAAACCGGCTTAAACTCACTTATCATTGCACATCAGGGCGCAGGCTCCGATGAAATCAAGGATATGTTCGACCGGATGATTAAAAGTTATCCTGTCGAAATGCTCTATAAAATAGATGAAGCCTACAATGAGAACGAGCCGAAGATTGTAGGAGTGGGAAAATCGGGAAGTATATCGCGTATTCCGCAGCGTAACTGCAAAATCAAGATTGGTACGGCTGAACGCCCGGATTCGTGTCGTGGCGGTGATTACAATCTTGTACATCTCTCCGAAGTGGGAATATGGAAGGCTACGGAGGGAAAGAAACCGGAAGACATTGTGCGCTCCGCCTGTTCGGGTATTCTCCTCAAGCCCTACACCATGATTGTTTATGAAAGCACAGCAAATGGCACCGGGAACTTCTTTCATCGCGAATATACTGCCGCAAAAGAAGGGAAATCCCAGTTCGAGGCAATGTTCGTTTCATGGTTCGACATCGAGCAATATACACTCGCTTTTGATTCGGACAAAGAAAAATGGGATTTTGCAGAATGGCTTTATCAGAATCGGGACAATGAAAATACAGATTCCGAACGTGAGGAATGCGGTAAGTATCTTTGGTCGCTGTGGGAAAAAGGTGCTACGCTCGAAGCTATCCATTGGTACATAGCCGAACGCAGGAAGTACAATGACCATGGGCAGATGGCTGCCGAATTTCCGTCTGATGATGTGGAAGCCTTCGTACATTCGGGAGCACGTGTGTTCGACAAATACAAGGTCGATGCAATGCGCAAGACCTGCAAGAAGCCTAAATATGTCGGCGAAGTCTGTGCCGATGCGGATGAGGGCAAGAACGCTCTGCAGAACTTGCGTTTTGTGAAAGACAAACAGGGGTTGTTACATATTTGGGAATTGCCCGAAATAGATGAAAAGGAAGTTGTCACCAACCGTTATTTGACTATTGTCGATGTCGGAGGACGTTCCAATAAAGCAGACTTCTCTGTTATTCTTGTGCTTGACCGTTTATTCATGGCTGATGGTGGAAAACCCGTTGTAGTGGCGCAATGGTATGGGCATTGTGACATTGACCAACTTGCATGGAAAGCAGCACAAATAGCGGCTTTTTATGACAATTCACTTTTGGTGATAGAAAGTAACACGTTGGAAACGCATGACAAGGAGCGGCAGGTGGATGGAGACCAGTCACAGTTCATCCTTAATCAGATTAAGGAGATTTATCCTAACCTCTATGCACGTAGCCAATCCGAAGAAGCCATACGTGAGGGCTTGCCAACCAAATACGGCTTCCATACCAATGTATCCACTAAACCGATGATTATTTCAACGTTGGTTAAGGTTATTCGTGAGAATATGTACACAGAACGTGATGAGCGTTGTTTGGACGAATACCTATGTTATGAAAAGAAACCGAACGGAGCTTTCGGAGCGATTACCGGTAAACATGATGACTTGCTAATGACAAGAGCCATAGGCTTGCATATATGTTTCTTTGAAATGGAAATTCCAAAGATTGTGCTTCGTATCGGACGATTTGTTGTCAAAAAGAAAAAAGCTGTTTCAGCAGCTACAATATAAGTTTAACTATAAAAACAAGGAACAATGAACATTTTCAGAAAAATCAGAGCTTCGCTTCGTTTACGTGAAGCAGTCAGACAGGCAGACGAAAAACACAAAGAAACTGGAGAACGTTACTACGTTATGCCTGCCGGTGGGAAAAAAGGTCAACTTATCATTATGGATAGAAAGAATTTCCGTAAGTTGAAACAGAAAGGCTACATCAATCATAATACGTTTGTGGGCGACCTTGAACGCGAATGCTTCTACTGCACGACTTATGGAAACGGTTCAGCTATGCTTCCTTCTGCTGTTATTGCATTGAAACGAAAACAGTATTTCTCATGGCTTGATTCATTTTCAAATACCAAAGAGAATGGGAAAGTACGGAAATATTGATGGCATTGCCACACTTACCAATGACCCGCTCGCACTTGACAATATCAACAAGTTTAACATCGGAGACCGGGTGATGTGCAATGATAATGGGAAAAGCGGTACTGTATTAGATATAGATACTGATAAATACGGTTGTACCGTTCGTTTTGATGATACTGAAGAAACATGGATTGAATGCGACCAATTATCCAAAGAATAAAGAAAGGGGCATATCTGTGATGATGTGCCCCCTTGGGTTTAAGTTCTCATTGCATTATGTAACTGATTTACTGCATCTATATTTGCACCTTGTTCGACCTGTTGAAGCAATTGAAGAGAAAGACCGTCGGGCACTTTGCCCTGCTCCAACTGTTCCTTCTGTGATTTGATACTTTGCAACAATTCATCTGCAAACGGGAAATCTCCATGCTCAAGCAGCTGCTCTACACTGATTGCCTGAGACTGGTACAACTGCATAAGCATATCGTTAGCAAGATGCCTGTATGCCGGTGTTGAAGTGCTTTCGGTAATGCTTAAATCAAATTCTACATCACGTATTTTCTTCGGGTCATATTCGATTTGTGCACCACTCTTGCCTGCAATATTGAATACACGTTTGCTATCATAAAACTGTTGCATATTCTTCACGTCCTTGTATGCACCGTCAACTACAAAGCAACTGAACGACTCCAGCAAATCAAGTAATGATTTGGTGGCATTTTCTGTCTGTTGGTTATAGTGTGATGCGCTTTCTCCCGAATATCCCGGTTTCCCTTGCAATGCACCTGTCACGCCTGAAATGTCCTCAAAGAACTTCAGCTGTATATTGAGCAATTCTGCAATACCTATGTTGGTGGAATTGTTGGCTACCTGCTCCGGAACCTTACCACTCTTGCTCGGCTTATAGACAATCACGCCGTTAAACTCGGTCCAACTCTCTGCAATATCGTCAATGCTCACACCATCAGGAAGACAATCCTCCGGCATCATCAGCACACCTTTTGCGCTTGCCCTCATAATCCAGTCATAGAGAGTTATCAACCGGTTGGTATATCTCTGCTGGTCGATTACATCAGCAACGAATGAATGGATTTCACCATCAATGAACGGATATGCCTTGAAAACATATGGATGGCTTCCATGCTCGTAAGGCGTTTCCCCCTCCCTCAATATGTCGCCAAAAGGAGAAAGGTAATAGAAATACCAATAATCGTCCACAAACCAAGTAGCTTTTATCAACGGAACCTCATCTTCCGGCATACCGGCTTCCTTGGCCATACGCATACGTTCTTCATTTTCAGTAAGCACCACTTGTGCGTAATCTTCTTCGTCTATTTTGAAAATATCGCCGTTTTGGTAGTCATGGCAACGGTATCTCGGTTTTTGCTCCTTGCGCCATATCTCTATTACACGGCATCGTCCCGGCTCGCTTGTGAATAGAAAATCGTAGTTTTCCAAGCGGCTATACCCGAAACGCTCCGCATATGTGGCTATGTAATCTTTCCTTGCCGCCCACTTGTAAATGTCACGCAATTGTCTGTATTCCTGCGGACTTGATGCGAACTGTTCACACAACTGCCCGAAAGAAATGTCGTGAACTTCTCCAAGCACGGAAACATCCCAACCTCTGAAATCTCTCATGTTGTTGTCAATAAAGAAATTATTGGGTTGCACATAGTCCGTCCAACAATCCTCTTTTCCATTACGCCAACCGTACGACTTACGGTGAACGATAAAACCGCTTATCAGGAACTCTTCCATAGTTCGGGCGTATACATCGTTCATTCGGTTAAGCTGCATGTTGCATTGAAGTATCGTACTCATCGTTTCACCAAGTTTCTGTTCATCCCGATCACGTGCGGTACAGGTCGGTTCTTTACTTTGGCTTCGATACACGCCAAGTACGCTTCGCACAAGCCTACGGATAAGGTTGTTTTTCAAAGGCACGTTGCCTTGACTTTTAATGTATTCTTCCTCGCTCATGGATTTTCCGTCCACACAAATCATATCGTCCCATTGGAAACCATAGGTATAGCGTTTGTTTCGCTCCCGGTCTTTCCGAAAGTCGTCCATCTGGCTCCAATAGTATTGTGCTTCCATAAGAATGTCAAATGCCCGGCGGTCTCCATATCGTTTTGCAGAAACAACAGTATCTATCTCGGCGGCATCATTTCTTCCCGGAGCTATACGGCTCATTGGCAGCAATTTTCTTTCGCTTTTATCTACATGCATATTTTTATCATTTTAATGATTGCTCGGAACAAATATACTGCTCCGGGCAATCATCCTATGTTTAACTATTTACGTTTACGAGTCCGATTCATTTCTTCTATCATCTCCTTTTTGAGTTCATTCAATTCAGACTCAATACTCTTACGCTCCTCATCATCAACTACATCATTCAACTCATTATAGAGGTCGTCAATATCCCTGCGATAATCCTCAAAGATTTCGTACCGCTCATATTCGGGTGAGTTGTAAAGAAAATCAATCTTTTCAGCATAATCAAAGATGTCGTTCTCAGTATCTTCCTCGTAATGCTTCAATCGAGTTTTCAATCGGTCATGCTCCTCTTTCAACCGGAAATACTCATTGTTTACAGCCCTGTACTCGGTGCGTTCGTCCCCGGCTTTGACCAGTCTGTTTACCAATAAGATGCTGCGTGGGTCATATTCTCTTGCTCCGGAAATGGTTTCCGCTGTCTTGGCCATTTTGTCAATAGTACCGAAAACACCACCGAAATATCCGTTTAAGAGATATTCTACCTTTGCCGGATTAAAGTCAATCGTTCCTTTTGTATATGGGTCCCCGCCCGTAGCTTCATTCATGGCATTGGCCAATCCGACAATGTATTTATTGGCGCTCTTATACGCCTTTGTCCATTCGGGCATATCTTTGTTGTAAGGTGTGTCTTTATAAAGTGGCATACCCGTCCAGCTCTTTTCTGCAACGTAGGCTTCCCACAAGGGTTTGTAGGCACTCGGCACAAAGACATTCAATCCTCCGCCACCCTCCAAGAAATCAATAGGTAATATCTGTGTAGCCTGTCCTGTTATGGCTTCGGCAATTTCTTCGCCAGTAAGATGTTCCTTTCCGTTAAGGACGGAAATCATCAGTTCGCCCATGCCGTAAACAGCCCTGTATTCTACCGGAAGAGGAATGGATACCCAACTGTTTCCTGCCTTGAAAAGAATATTGCTGCGCCTTACATATTCGGGAAGATTATAGTATGCGTTCTTGTCATCGTCGTCATCATCATCGCCACCCAAGTAGGCAACAATGGCACCAAGAAGGAACATCGCCGCAATACCTGTAAAAGCTTTGGAAGGATGGCGTTTCATCTGTCGTCCAAAGTTTGCCGTACCTTGAATGGCTGCATTCCAAAACACATAGCCGCTACGACCAAGTCCCGATACCAATGCACTGGCATTACCAGCCTTTGTCTGCCCTGTACTGTCATAGAATTTTGCTCCGCTGCCTTTCTTGTTGAAGTTTACGCTTATCTCCTTTGCATCATAGATGGCTCTGTCAATGCTCCTGCCCATTTCGCGTGATGTCATGAAAGCGGCAAAACGGGCACAGTTCTCAACGGCTCGGTTGTACTCATCGAAACGTTCGCCCAACAAGTCCCATGCTTTTTTTACAGGAATCTTGCCGTTCGATTTTTTCAGTTCCCTGCGTATGTCGTTCTTATGTTGTTCAATGTCCCGGATATTGGCATAGCCTGTTTCTCCTCCGTTCATCATGAACTGATGAAACATCGCTTCCGTCTTGTTACTCATGTCAAGTGTCCCTTTGCGGTGCTTTGCCAAGAGTTGCTTTATTCTTACAGGGTTGGCATACATATAATTCCGATGAAAACGCAGTGCGTAGTTCGGGCTTTCCCTTATCCAAGTCATGGTATTGGTGTATAGCATATCTCGCATGAAATTCGATACAATGAAGTCTGGGTTACGTGTGGTATAGAACGCACTCAACTGTCGGTTGATATTTTCTCCTGCACGGAGAATAGCTCCGATTGCCCCCGACATATCATTGTCGGGATTTGTCTGTCCGTTCAGTGCCTGTGCTGCGCGGGGATTGCCGTTAATGGTAATCACATAGTCCCTGCCGCCACGTTTCACTACAATTTGGTGCTGCCTCATATCCTGGCTTTCCACAATACGGTAAGGAATATTCACGGTATCCTTGCCGTGCTTGTACCGGTCAGGATATTGCTGCGCCAATGACTCCATTTTAGTTTCAAAGTCCAGCATCTTCCGTTCCACCACTTCGGGAGTATCTGTACTGTCTATGTTGTCAGGAAACACTGGCTTCCATTCGTCGGCCACCGTATCGTATTCTACCCAAATGTCACTCACACTGACAAGGTCGCTCGGATGGTTGAGGGCGAAATTAAGGAAACGCTGTTTTACCAATTTGTTCCGGTTGCCCTGCATGATAGCACCTTCTGCCATTGATTGCAGGTTGGCAAACGGGTCATCCGCTTTCGACCTGCGTCCTTCCGCTTTCTTGATAGGAGCATTGAGTGCACTTTGCTTGTGCGTCAGATATGCGTATGCTTCAGAACTGGTCTTTTCGTCAAAACCACGTAGCGGAATGTAAAAATCATACATATCTGAAATTTTATCAAAGGTCGCTTTGCTCATCATGCCACATTCGTATGACTTTGAAAGTATTGCTTTGCTCGCGGCATTGATTTTTTTCCAAAGGTCGGTAGTGTCGTGTGCCTGTTCGTAATCGTTAACCATTATATGTGCTTCCGTTTCGGCATCGGTAACATTATCCATACCTGTAAGGGCTGTAAGTCCGGCATAGTCGGTTTGGTCTGCATCGGTTGCTCCGTTATTGATTGCTTCATTACGCATATATGTATTGCGTTCAAGGCCGTGTTTCGCCATCATGTAATCAGTCAATTCCTCACGCTCTGCCTCAGTCCTGGCAAGTTTGGCAACCTCATCAAGCATGGGCTTGAACAGGGTGTGGGCAAATGCATCGGCTTCGGCTTTGTTCACACTTGACAGACGGTTTTCTCCCAAGTATGCGTTTTCAAATCCGTCCACATCCTCAATGTTTGTTTCCTTGCCAAGGATTGCAGTCATGGCTTCTTTCAAGCCGAGCATACTGTCCTGTAATGCTTCCTGTGATTGGAACATACCGCTTTTTACACGCCTTTCATAACGGTCACGAGCCAATTCCCTTTCATGTATTTCCGGGTCACCGGTACGGTATAGTGCATCATCACTTTCTGCAACAGTCTGATGATGTGGGTCGGAAACGGCATAATTTCCGACTTTCAGTTCATACTGCTTTGCCACATCAGCGGCTTCTCCCAATATGTTTCTGTATCTGCCCGGTTCCGCAAGGTTCTCGTAACTGCGCCACAGGATGTAGCGAAGTTCGTTGTCCGATAGAGTAACCCCTCTGAAATCCTCAAAGCCTATCTTATGAAGCATATTCAGGAAGAAATCCTTTATCTGTTGCCACCAACTTGCGTTAATGTTCTCAAATTCGGTATCTTCTGCAAGCGAAGCCAGATATTCTTCAGTAGCCTTACGGAAATCCCAACCGTTTTTTGCAGCCATATTTACAATGTGTCTGCGTATGGTCTCATCAGCATTATTGAATACATTATCGAGGAATGTATCAAAATGTTCTCCGAACAACTGTCGCAAACCATAGTGTGCCACAGCCTCATGCAGCAGTGTCTGCTCAACATCAAACGTACTGGCATGGTTAGGAATGACAATGGCTATCTTCCCTGTACTCTTTGAGTAGAAACCTTTCGCACGCTGTTTCCTACCCTCCAAAACAGAAGCATCGGTAACAACCTCCACATTGTCAAGGTGCAGCTTCTTTGCAAGGCTTTCCACACGCTCTGCCATTCTTTGGCGTTCACGCTGTGCAAATTTCCTTCGTTGCTTTGCCGTTCTCCTTGACTGACCAAGCAGTTTTGCCACCGGGTCATTCTCAAAACCGACCTCATCATCGGTATATGCACCATCACCTTCACGCATATTTTCATCCGCAATGTTTGGATTCTCGAATTTTTCCACTATCTTTGTGATAGAAGAAAGTCTTGGATTGCTGAGGGCTTCCGTTTCGAGGACGGAGTGGTGCAGATAGTCTAAGGCTTTTTCTTTATTAATGTAATTGGCAAAACCTCTCTCTATCCAATCAATTATATTATTGTTTCCTTTCCCAAAAATAGAAGTCACCACATTGAAATCAATATCATTCCCTCTTCCTACCGACAATATTACCAAAAAGTTACCCTGCTCCGTTTTTAATTCGGTAAGAACAGATCGGTTTTCTTCTTTTCCATAATTTTCAAACACGGCAATAGGATTCGCCACTGCTTCGGGAAGATTCTTTAATTCCTCCAGTTTGAAGCCATGCTTCTTCATCTTCTTTATGACTTTGTTTCCGTACAGTTTCATGGGTTTGTCGGAAACTCCGGCTGACAACAGTATGTCCGATGGAGTGCCAAGGTTAAGTATCACTTTGTCTGCATTGGATTCTGTCAACTTTTCCAGTTCCTCGTTAAACCTATCGTTCACTTCCTCCAAATCATCTTCCCGATACAGCACATTGTCATCTTCTTCTGCAGTGGAAATATTATTTGCAGTTTCAACGGTAGCGTCCATTTCCGCATACTTGGCTTCCTTTTCCTCCAGTTCTTTCTTCATCAGTTCGGCATATTCCTCCAACTGTGATTTCGCCTGTGCCAATTCTTCTTCATATTCGAAAGGTTTGCCCTCTCGTAACAGGAGTTCTTTCAATTCGGCTTCATTATGCTTCTTGTTTTGCTCTCCGGCATTCAATCTCTCGGCAAAATCCTTTCCTGTAATCACATTGACTGTAATGTCTTCAATGGCATTGCGAAGCAAATTTTGGCGTACCGGCACATCTTCAATGCCGAGTTCGGGACATGAGTAGGTCATTTTACGCTCAACATCATTGAAAAGTGTTGCACCGTCACGCATGGTCTGCCTTGTCAGCTTTGTTGTAACTACAAATGAAAAATCGCCTATCTGTATAGTCAGTTCCCGTTTTTGTTCTCCTGCAATCTCACCGTCTTTCATCTGTTTCATTTCAGCAATAACACTCTTGTTATGTTCCTTGAAGAAATCACCCATTGTATCAACAGAAGCAAAACGATGTTTTCCGATTACAATTTCCTTGAATTGCCCATCGGGGAATGATGAATGTACAGCATCTAAATATCTACTGTTATCCTCAATGCACTTTTCCGCATCCTTGATAAAGGCTTTCAATCTTGGCTTGGCATTGTGAATATAGGTTTGGTCTGTTTCCCATTGCTTTTTGCGGCTTGCATATTTACGCACATTCTTTTCCGCATTGTTTTTCAGCATGGCATATTCACTGCCGGAGAGCTGCGCAACGGTATCGCCAAACACATCTTCTTCCTCTTCAAGCACACGGTTGGTCATGCTGTTGTTCATCATCTGCTTGCCGTTCATGATACTGTCGGCAATCGCTCCCTTTGTTTTCAAGCGTTGGTAGGCGGTAACATCCAAACTGTCCTCAACTCCGAAACGCAAGATGCGTACAGGCTTGTTCATGTCCTTATGCAAATTTCCCTGTCGCAAAATGCGTCCGTTGCGCTGGGTATAGTCCATAGGACGGTTGGGCGCATCCAAATGTATCAGCGTGTGCAGTCGTTCCTGAATGTTCACGCCTGTACCGAGCGTAAAGGTCGAACCGAGAATCACGCGAACCTCACCACGGTTTACCTTTTCAAAGATTTCAAGTTTCTTCTTGACAGTCATTCCCGACCTCATTACTACAATCTCATCAGCAGGAACTCCCTCTGCGATCAGTTTATTTCTGATGTCATCATAAAGATTGAAGCCACTCTGCTTATTTTGATAATTGTCGGCAAAAATGGCAACCGTACCTTTGTAGTCGGCTGTTTCTTTCAGTGAGCGCAAAGTCTGGCGCACGGCTTCATTGGTCTTGCTGTTTTGGTCGTCCTCTGCATCTGACTGCACCAATCGGGCATCCACGGCAGCAGCTTTGGCAATACCGTACATCGTGAGCGGAATATGGCTGTTCTCTTTCTTCTCTTTGCCGCTCATCTGCTCATAATGTTCAAGTTCGCTCTTTACGAACTTCATGATACTACGCAATGCACGTGTCTGTGGCAGATAAAGGTCTTGTGCCTTTCCTCCCTCCATTTCAGGTATTTTGTCCCTTACACCACCAGCTTCTTTGGTAAGGACGGTATCGGACACTCCCGACCATATACGCACCAGTTCGGGCAGGTTCACATATCCGGCAAAGCGGTTGTTTTCCTTAAACTTTCCGCTTGTGGTGAACTCCAACATTTGCTGAATGTTACCAAAGTTGCGTACAAAGTCATCAAAGTAATAAATACCGTACTCTTTCATCGTATCGGCAGGCATAAGATAGCGCATGAACGTCCAAATCTCTGCAGCTGTATTGCTGATAGGCGTACCTGTGGCGAAGATTACGTTTCGTCCGTTGTTCTTTTCCAAAACAGCCTGTGTCTTCAGGAATACCCCTTGTGATTTCTTGCTGTATGACGGGTCCACACCTTTGACTCCACGCTGCATGGCAGTGGCAAACCCAAGATGCTTGTATTCGTGGGCTTCATCCACAAGCAGGGCATCAATGCCCATATCGTCAAAGTTCTCTACATCGTCAGTCCGGCGGTCAAGCATTTCCATTGCCTTGACTTCTGCATTCTGCAAGGCTACAGCACGTTTTTTCTCATCGTTGGCGGTGCGTTTCTTTGAAGCGTTATCGGCAAGTCCGGCAAGTTGCTCCTCCAACAATTCGATTTCACGCTCGGCCTGTCGGGTAATCATGTTCTTGCCGTCTGGGTCTTCTTCTTTCATTTTTTCAAGAATGAGCATCTTCTCCTCAATCTTGTCCTGGACGAAAGCCATTTCCCTTTCCTCGCTGTCAGGGATAAATTCAAAGGTCGATTGCGGAACGACAATCATGTCCCAATCGTTGTAGCGTATCTTAGCATAGAAATTCTTTCTGCCCTCTGCGCTTCGGTCTGCCTCTTCGAGTGTCAGTATCTTGGCATTCGGGTACAGCTCCTTTGCACTTGCCACGAACTGACCTACCGTTGCATTCTGCACGACAATCATCGGTTTGCGTGCAGTACCCAAACGGCGCATTTCCATTGCTGTGGAAATGAGGGTAAAGGTTTTGCCTGTTCCTACCTCATGGGCAAGCAACAACGGTTGCTGTGTACCTCTCACGATGGCCTTACCTTGGTGGGGACGCATCTTGAACTTGTGGGAAGCACCTCCGAAATACTCCGGCACAAACTCGTCCGGTATGCTCATAGGCACAAAGTTGTTGAACATATCGTTATAGATACGTTCCATACGTTCCGACATTTCCGGGTCGCTCTGCATCTTCTGCCTTGCCCAGTCCTTGAAATCCTGACGAATTTCATCAATCTTAGCGGCACAAGCCTGTGTCGCTTCCTTGTCGGTAATGGTTTCTGTTGTGCCGTCATAGTGCTTCTTGGTGGTGGAAACCGTGATGCTTCTGTTCTGAATGGCTGCTTCTATGAGGGTGTGTCCCATAATGGTTCGACCGAGCATTTCACTGGTCACGCCCATGGCACGGTTCTTTTCGTAGTTGGTAAAGTATGGCTCTTTCATAAACCAAGTACCGCCTACTGCTGTAAACCGGACACCTACTTCCGTTCGTTCCTTTACGAAATCTTCATATAGTTTCGGGTCAATCCAAGAGCTGCCGAGGGTAAAGTCAATCAAGTGTGCGGGGATTTCCATTGGCATAACCTCCTGCAACGCCTTGATGTTACGGTCAAATTCCCCATTCTCATTGTTTTCCTCTGCCTGACGCAGTTTCTCACGGATATTTCCGCTCAAATACTGATACGATGCTTCCATCTGTCGGGTTACAGGGTTCTCGAAACCGTAGCCGTTCTCAATGATTTCTTTCTTCACCTCCCCGATACCTATGCCAAGTTGCTCAGCGATGTACGGTATATCCACACGGCCGAATTTGAAGATACTTGCAATGATACCGTCCTTGACATTGGCAGGGGTGGGTTCTTTCTCTTTTTCAACGACACGTTTGCTGAATACATCGGTCTTGTCAAATTTTTGTATCCGGTTTCCTTTTTCATCTGCCGTTTCTTCGAACTTTTCAAGAGCGAACACATTGGCATAGTCCACATCATTACGGAGAAACGCAATGGCGGTGTTCTTGTTGAAGTGTCCGTATGTGCTGGTAAAATCATCGTATGCCTTGTTGAGTTTGTCAAGCAAGGGTTTCAGCCCCTCATCGCTTTCATTCTCGGTCTGATAGGAAAGGACTTCTGCAAGGGCTTCCTTGATAGCGGTGTACGCCTCGAAACATTCCACTTTTGTATGTCCCTTTACTTTTTTGTCATTCACCTCAAGGAGTTGTGCGCTTGCTGTTGAGTTAATATACAGCTTTCCGTCCATGACAAACACTTCTCCGACTTTCTTGTCGCCGTTCACTTCTGCAACAGTTGTGGTTGTTCGCTCGCCAAATTCCTCCGCACGGAACGAGCGGACAAATTCAGCCAACATTTCTTCCTGCTTCTTATCCTGTTTAGGGTATAAGCCCTTGCTTGTCGGGCGGAATGTGTCGCCTTTCTCAAATGCAAAGTGCATTTCACCCGCCATGTTTTCGGGGTGTTCAATGAAATAGCGGTTGTAGTCCATCGAAAGCTGCTTGATAACCGGCGTTTCCTTTCCTTTGACCTTGCGTGTTTCCCCGGTGTCATATTTTGCCATGCGTTCTCCGCTCACATCGCTTACATCAATGGCATGGGCAGATTTCTGCCCGTTCACACGCTTGCGGATAACAACAATGTCGGAGGTTACCCCGGTGCCGCCGAAAGTCTTGTTGTGCATACGGAAAGCACCCACGAAATCTGCTCCTCCCTCGCTCACAATCCAATCACGGAGTTTCTTGCTGTTGTCAAGTGTGCCGTTGGACGTGATGAAGATACCTAAACCGCCCTCACGCAGTTTGCGCACATTCTTTGCTATACAGAAATCGTGGATGTTGTGGAATTTCTTCGACAAGTCTTTGTCGCCGGTGGTATCGTTCACACGAAGTCCGGTAACAAACGGAACATTGGTTATGGCCAAATCCACACTGCCATTCGGTATGCGTGTCTGTTCGAAACCCTGTATCTCCACCTTGGCATCAGGATAGAGGAGCGAGAGGATTCCTCCCGAAGTCCCGTCAATTTCTATGGCATGGATATCGCTGCGCTCGCTGATGTTTGCAGGCATCTGCCCCAAGATGTTGCCGATACCGGCAGAACCTTCAAGGATATTGCCGCCCTTGAATCCCATTTGTTTGGCAATGTCCCAAAGCGTATCCACAACGTATGCCGGAGTGTAATAGGCGCTGTTCGCACTCATTACAGCCTCTTGATACGCTTTTTCTCCAAGTAATTCACGGAGTTTCTTTGCAATGAGGTTAGGAGCGTAATATGTACCCTCACTGAAAGCCTTGCCCAAGCCGCCCCAGCCGCTGAACTTGCGCAGGGTCTGCATCTGCTTTTCTGTAGCCTGTCCGCCGCTTTCAATCAGTTGCTTTGCCAGTTCGATAGCCTTGATGTTGGCTTCGATACGTGCATCTACCGATGTAGGGGCGTGGTCTTTGCCACGTTCCGAATGGTTGTTGTGGGTATTCTTGGGAGTAAATGTATTCCTGCCATCGTTTTTGCGTGCAACTTTAAGAATAGCATCAACTTCCTTGCGTGTCGCTTGGAATGGTCCGCTTATATTGTCATTGCAATGGAATACGTTGGCAAGTTCATAATAGGCAATACCGGAAATCTCATGTTCTCCTCCGAGTTTGTTGTTCAAGTGCAATGTAACACCTTTGAGCTCATCGGCAAGTTTTCGGTTGCTTTCAATTTCTTTCTTGCGTTTACCCTCAATGCTTTGCTCGTTTAAGGAATCTGAAAGTCGAGGTCGCACAGTCCTATCGACTGCATTGCCTGCTCCTTCTCCTTTGTTGTCAGTTCCTCTATCGGTTTGTTGTTCGCTTTCGCTACCTGTTTCAGTGCCTCTTGATAATCCTTGCTCGTGTCTATTACCGTTGGCCAGCAGTCTTTCGGAGCGTTCTGTATCAGTTCTCTGTAATCCATGTTCGTTGTTTTTATTGTTATCAGTCAGGCTGTCAAATAAATTTAACTCATTTGACTGCTGTGAATTTACTGCTTTTTTCCCATTCTTTTTACGTGCAGGGCGGCTTTTTTTGATGCGTTCCTGTGCAATTTCTGCCTCTTGTTCCACCTCTGCCTCTCTCGTTACGGTTTCGGCGGTAGCAAGTGCATCAATGCTTGTCTTGTCGAAATTCGCCACATCAAACTTCTGTACCTCATCGTATGGGGTCATGTCGGCATCCAATCCATTTTCTGCCACCTCTGGTAAATCTCTTGCACCATTATAGAACGCTTTGAGGTACGGGCGTATGGCATCGCCCAAGTCTGCAATCATGGCTGTTGCATACTCGGCAAATTTGCGTGCGCCTTTTTCAATATGATAGACGGCCATTTCCGTACCAATGGCAAGTATTTCCGGGTCTATTCCCATATTCATTTGACCGAGCAACTTCTTACGCATACGTTCACGGAGTTCTGCATAACGTTCATCGGTAACAAGACGGTTGCCATTCGGATTATTTTCCGGCTTAGATTCTTGTTCTGTGGCTTCCGCTTTTTCTGTACGTACAATCTCCCTAATCTTAACCTTGTTTTCAAGAATGGTTTCAACAGCGTCACGCAGTTCCTGATTAAAATTCTTGGGATTACGTACAATCTCCAACATTTCTTCAGGACTGTTTGCCGTATAATTGAAACGTCCATCTCCGATAGGGATAGGGCCGCTCACATCATCGCGCTTCAACGTGGTCAATCCGGTTTCCTTGTCAACGGAAACAGAATATTGCCACACCGGGCTGTATTCCTGCTTTTCTTCCTGCTTAGATGTTTCCAAAAGTTGAGACTCAGCAAACTGCACATTGCCGTCATTTACTTCTGACAAATCAGACAAAGACAAAGGTGGTTGTGATTGTGCATCGGTTGCATATTCTGCCAAGCGTTCAGCATCTTCCTTGCTCCGCATCATGAAGCCTTGCTTTTCCTTGTCCCACCAGCCTTTCAGTTGTTTGGCAAACATTGTGGTGTGCTTCCGAACGGTATCTCTCAATTCATTGTTGAATTTCACAAGGTGCATATCCAACACCTTACCTCTCTTTGTGGTGTACTGTGCAGGAGTAATGGTATACGGAGTGTCTATTGATTCCGTCGTTTCTTCTTCCCCAACAATTCTCGCTACATTTACATACAGTTTAGCATCCTTTCCTTTATATTGGGGCGGTTCATACGAAAAGTTATATACGGTTTGATTGTCCTCATCTACAATAGAAATATTTCCTTTGTAAGCAGAATAATCAATGCCTGATTCTGTATGATTCCGGTTGCTATAATAGTATTTATCAAGTTTGGATTTATCGGATGAATTTACAGAAACAGAGCCAGTTACTTCTTCTAACCCGTATTCTATACTCTTTATACCATTAGCAAGCACCTTATTTGCTAATCTCAATAGCATTTTCACATCGCCTTCATAGGGGGGATGTGCGGTATCTGAATCACGTAATAAATCATTGAATGCCTTATACTCCTGTTTCGTCTTTACGCTCTTATATTCAGCAAACGCTTTGGTCTTACGGTAGCTGCTGTCTATCCATTTCTCGAAATCTTCCAAGTTTACGGCAGTCAACACCGTCTTGTGCTTCTTCGCCCAGTCGCTGTCATAATTCGCGAAGTAAGCTGCCTCGGCATCGTCAGTCTCATTGAAACCAAGCATTACCTTATGCTCATCAAAGCTGCCGTCCTCATTATACTGGTCCACCACGAACACCCTGCGTCCGTTCCACCCGTCAATATCGTCAGAGAGGAACACGTCTATGTGGTCTCCGTCCACGCCCTCCGTGCCACGGATGTAGCCGTAGGTGTTCTGCATAGTTGTTTCCCACTTGTTGCCATTGGCATCCACACCGCAGCGCACACTGCCTTTAGGCTGCTCGATAGTAATATCGAACACTCCGACCTGTACATGACCTTTCTTGTAATTCCCGGCTTCTTTCTGCGCTTCGGTCGGATTTACATTCACTTCCGCTTCTGCTGCTGCGATTTTTTCTCCTAACTCACTGCTTTTAACAGAATTATTTGTACCTTTGCTGTCAGAGGAAGTGCTTTGAGGAGTTATTCCCGAGTCCTTTGTGGCAGTCTCGGTTTTAATTGACTGCTCATAGTCCAAACCTTGCCTTTCAACCGAAGAGGTAGTCGCATCTTTCGGAGTGCGCCAAATGACACTTCCTTCCAAAAGACCTGTGCTTTGGTGTGAAGCGCTGCCGGATTGTTCGCCGCTTAATGGACTCTTACCGGTGGGAACACTTGCAGATGCGGCATCTGTAGAAGAGGAAACATCTTTCGCGCCCCTCTCCCAAAGCATAGGTCTTTTATTTAAACCGCCTATTGATTCATAACCGGAAGTCTTTAATCCATAAAATTTGCCATTGTCAGAATTGATAAGAATCGTAATCGCACGTTTCCCAGTACGTTTGCGCCCATTCTCTATGGAGAATATCAAAGCACCGTCATAACCCAATCGCACATGGTCAAAATTATTCATAACATCAAGCACAAACGAAACAGCCTCGTCTGTAGATGAAATTCCCAATTCCTTCCCATGTCGCTCAATCATATGGAGCATCATGCCGGGGGTCAGCCTGAATGGAGCTTTTGTATATCCTATCTCGTCAAAGACTTCTTGCGGTATATCGGCAAGGTCTATATTCCCGTTTTCATCTTGATAGAAATACTCGCCATTCCCTGATTTCTTTTCACTTAGCGTATATCTCGCTTGCTTGCTTTCACTATCTGCTTCAATTCGTTTATTGTTGCCTCCAATCGTGCTTCTTTGTTCGTCAGATTCTTCAATTCTTCTTCCACTGTCGGCTGCCCAGTTTCCGTTCTCAGTTCGTTTTCCTGTCTGATTATCTCCTCGGCTTCCTTGCTGCCCTCGTTGGCTTTGCGCACTACCGCCAGCCAATACATCGCTTCTGCGTTGTCCATCATATTCAAATTTTTCGTTTTCGTATAATAATTCGTTTCTCTTGTTTACCGCCTCGTTTATGGCTTCTGCCAGCGTCCTCGGGGTGTTGTCCGGCTCTTCAAACAAGGTTGTCTCCTGCGTGCCCTGCACCAAGTCGTATATCTCCGCAAACATCCCCTGCATGAATCCTTGGCTGCTGCCCTTGTACATCGCCGCCAGAAGCAGTGCGAAGTTACTGAAATTATCGGCAGGAAGGTAACTCTCGCCCGTTGCGTCATCAATCTGGTATTGGCGTTTCCAGCTTTCAACTGCCATCCGTGCCTCCTTGAAATTTTTCGCTTCGGTAAACAGTTTGTCCTGCGACAAGGCATAATAAGCCCGGATTGAGTTCTGTATCTCCTGGGCCATACGCTCTGCACTTGGGCTGTCATAATCCCTGAATGCCGTTGCGAGAATAGCCTTTTGAGCCTTTACAGGCAATGCGTTGAACATTTCTTCAAGACGAACACTGCCACCCTTGAAAATGCTCTGGTACATGATTCCGCGCAAGTCATTCTTGGCTTCGGCGGTAAGGTTGCCCTTGCTGTCAAATGCGCTGCTGTATTGGGTCGGTGTGATGTAGCCTTTCTGCATCATCCATTTCAACACATTTGTACCGTTGGCATCCACAAGACCGGCAAAGGATATTTCCTCATCACTTGAAGCAAGCAGCAGGTTGGCGAACGAACGCATGTCATTGCCCATCTTCTGCATGATGTTCTTGGGCTTTATGCGTTCAATCCCTCCGCTCTCGGTGTCCTGTGCCACATACTGACCAAGATTAATGGCCTCCGCATCATCCACATCAACCATATTCACAAGGACAGGATGTTTCATACCATCAATATCTTCCGCTTGCAAGCCAAACTCGTCTGCGTGGTCTTTCAGATATTGTTTGTATGTTTCCGCCTGCTCCGAGTGGGCTGCCCACATCTGACGGAGAGCGTCACTTCGGTTGTTGCCCTGTATGACCTCCCCTCGTGCGTTCACGGTAGGCGCACCCGTATAGGCGGTAACGGAAGATGTGATTTCTTCTGGACGGATGTTTCCTGCAATCTTCCGGGAAGATAACAGGCTGGCTTCGTCATTCCGTTCTTTTGGTTGCGCCTCATCAATGAAGTGCAGAGGATTACGCACACCTTGGATATGGCTCGGTTGCAACTGGTTCGCATCAATCACTGCTGCACGGCCGCCTACAAGGACATCATCGCTGAATTTTACGGATACATCCTTGCCATGCAATGCCTGTATCGGTTCTTGCCTGTCAACCTTATGACCGTTCATGCGTCTGTAACCTCTTGCCCGTGCATCCTGCGGCTTGTCGTCCACCATGTCCGGCACTCCGTTCAGGGCTTCACGCTCGATGCGTTCCGCTTCCTCACGTTCCGCACGTAACTTTTCCTCTTCCGCCTTACGCAATGCAGCAGCTTCATCAGCAATACGTCTGCGTTCCATTTCCGACTCCTGCTTTCTGCGCAGTGGGGTAAAGGCAATCTTCTTCCATGCGGCAAGTGCGGCGTTTGCCTGTTCCAGCTCCTGCTGTGCGGTGGTAATGGCTTCTTTTGCGGCCTTCTTCGCTTCAATGCGCTCGCCCATAGTAGGCAGAGTGCTTCCTTTCTTTGCTTCCGGCTTCGCATCCTGCGCTTTCTTCAACGCTTTCTGCTTTGCGTTGACAACCGCTTCGTGCTCTTTCACAATGTCCGAAACTATTTCCGTAGCCACTTCCTCGTCACCTTCCGCTTCCTCCACAATGGCATCCCAAGCTGTGTCGCTGTCGACCTGCTCATATAGTGGATTTCCCTGCTCATCCTTTGGTATTCTCTGCATGGCAGGAATATTTTGAGGGGCATTGTTATCATTTTCGGGAATATTTTCCGCATAATTGTTACCTTTATTCCTGGCAGTGGGTTCAATGTTGCTTAGAGAATCTTTGCCACGCTCCCACAGTATGTTGCCGTTTTCATCCGCCATGCTCTCCACCATGTCGTCAAGCTCCTTACGGCTGAGCAGGTTCACCTTCTTGCCGTTGATAGGTGTTTCGGTATAAACTTCATATTGTTCATCTTCATTTGCATTGGATACAACATTACCACGAATGATATTTCCATTTTCACCTCTAATCGTCAAAAGGTTATCTTTAGCGTATTGCGGTCTGTCCGCTTCTTGCATTTCCTGTTTGCGTTTGGCATTCTCAATGGTTCTCTGCTGCTCGAACTGCGCCACACGTGCCAAATTTGCCGCATCAGCCTGTTGCTGTATGGTTTCTTTTGCCAACGGGAAGATATTCACGCCGTCCGATACGTTAACTGTGCCGTCCCCGTTATCCACAATACCGTCTTCGTTGGCTACAATCTGAACCTGTATCTGTGCGTCATCTCCTGTAATGGTGTATGTATCGCCGGGGTTGAATGTAACCACACCGTCAATCTTGTCGGATGCTTCCTGTGCGAACTGTTGAATGATAGCCTCCTCCGCTGTCATTTTCTCATCGGACGGGTTCAACGGTTCATCAATGTTCAATACGGCATCGGGCGATGCCCATTCAAGTGCGCCTGTTTCCGCATCACGCACAATAAGACTGCCGTCCGAAGCCTGATTGTCAATGCCGCTGCCGTCTGCATACTGCACAAGGTTTCCACTCACGACATATACACGGCGGTCGTCCTGTTTCATCGTTGCCCCCTGTATCATGCCTGTGGTGCGGTTGGTGCGTGCGTCAACCATTGCGTTGCTTTGCTCCACACGTGCGTCTATGTCATCGCGTACACGCTGAATCATGCCGTCATATACCTGCTTTGCATTGAGATAGTCAAGAACCGTTTCCAACTCGCTTTCTCTCCAAAGACCATTGTTCCGCATTTCCTCCAATGCATTCATAGGATGTATATCCAAAAAGCCAAGCGTGTTTTCATCCACTATGGCAGAAACCCTCTGCCGCTGGTAGTCACGCATATTCTTGGCATCGGTCATTTCCTGTGGGTCTGCGAGGTTGTAACCGTCAATGTAGCTTTCATTCATTGATTGCACATCCTCGTCCTGTTCACCGCCCCGCTTCTGTGCGAGAGTACCGAGGTTAAAGCCCCTCATCATCAACGAACGCTCCATATAGGTAAGTACTGCGGCTCTCTCATCGTCAGAGAAATCCTTGTCGTTCACAATGCCCTCTGCCACACTTCCAATGTCATCGTTGGTCGTAAGGTCGATAGTCGCCCTTAACGGCTCCCATATTTCTTTGCCAAGCAATTCTGTTACACGGGCATCAGCCTTGTTTACGCCGTGCTTCATTGAAGCATACTGCGCTCCCGACAAGGTTGCCTTACCTGCACCCATCAATCCCATAGAAAGAGCCATGCCGCCCCAAATGTCGCCGTGGAATTGTCCTATCGCAAGCAAATTGGTGCGTGTGCCGTCCGGGTTCTGCTGATAAGCATCGTCCAGATTGAGCATGGTGCGCCACAGCTGACCGTAGTATTCTTCCGTTACCTCTCCGAAATAGTCGCTCACACCCATTTTGTTGAATAACTGATGTGTCTGTCCCATGATACCGTTCAACGCACCTGCATCAGCCTTTGAAAGTACTGCACCGATACGCTTTGCCCCCACCACATTGGCGAGTTTGCTCATATTTCCAAGAGTAACTACAGGGTCAAGGTGCGAACCGAACATTTCCGAATAGTTTTCAACGATGGCATCGGCTTCTCCTTGCCAAATGGCATTTCCCCAAGTCTTGTCGTTGGAAAAATCATAGTTTCCGTTCTCATCGACAACCACATCACCGAGTTTCTTGTCGATGATGCCGGTCGTGGTTTTCCCTGCCTGTACCGTGTTGGTCATCAGCGGAGCACGGAGAAGTAGGTCATCAGCGGTTGTTCCGAGAGCCTTGATAGTCCAGTTGGTGGCATACTGCCCCAAGCCTTTTACGCCGTTGTTCTTCACGTATGTCTTGAAGCCCTGTTCCGCCATTTGCTCTACCGTTTCTTTGCCTACCACCTTTGTGGCGGCTTTCGTTCCGGCTTTGGAAAGAACATTGATACCTTTGAATCCACCGCCTGTAATGCCAAAGTCAAGCATGAATGCAGGCATATGGCCGGTCATCATACCGGCTCTGTTCCAAAAGCCAGCGTTCCCGCCATACATCTGCTCCGCCTGTCCTTTGTTGTAGAGTGCGCCCATCATTTCATTGTAGGCTTCACGTTCTCCCTCTGTGGCATTCTCACCTTTCAGGTCATCAGCGTTCATCATGGTAAATGCGTCACGCATATCGCTCATGCCGAAATCCCAAGTGCGGAAATCTCCTGCCACACGACCGAAACCACGCCAAAAGCCTACATCAACACCTTGCTCACGGTCTTTCTGTTCTTCAAGGTCTTTAATAAATTCCTCCGTTTGACGAATGGCGACATCCAAGGTACTGTTTTCCTTGTCGCTCATCTGACGAGGAACATAGGTATCTGCTGCAAGCAAGAATCCAAGAGGAGCTGTATTCTTTTTTGTATCTTCTTCCCATTGTTCATGCACTCTCTTGGCACTTGCATCTCGTTTTTCTTGCAGTTCTGCAAGTTTCAGCCTTGCACGGCGTAGTTGTCCGCTTACAGACATATCAGCCGCCTGTCGGTATCTGAAACTCTCCATGTCCGCAAGTCCCTTACTGGTGTATCTGTTGCCAAGAGGGGTAATGTAGGTTTTCTCCAACTTTCCGCTCTCCGAGTTGAATTTCATTTTTCCTTCTGCTGTCTGTCCTCCGCCCAATGGTGCGTTTTCGTGATACTCACGCATGGTTTCCATTTGTTCGCTGAAACCGTCCATCATCTGCTCCGTGCGGCGTTGCATCTGTCCTATATTTGCACTGAAGCGTATTTTGTCCTGTTCCGTCAGCGGCTTTTCTTCTGCCGTAGGAGTTACAGGAGTTTCAGGTGTAGAGTCCAGGGCAGGTTGTTCGGGCTGTTGTTGCTCCGACATGAAAGTCCTGTAGTCTGCCGACTTTACACGATATTTCTTCCCCTCACGCTCCATGACTGTAGAAGCATCGGGAAAGTCTTTCATAAAACTGTCAATGTGTTCATCACGCACATTGTATTTCTTTCCGTTGTATTCAAATATTGGCATAGTTATTTGTTTTTACCGGGTGTATAATCAATCACATCATCATCGCCACCACCGGGAACATAGTCCACAACCTCATCATTCAGTTCCGAGGTCATGGTGGCAGGGTCAAGTTTGGAAAGGGAAAGCATGATTGCGGAGGCTTTGGGCGACTTGTGCCAGTTCTGTTTCACATAGTCCTCTTTCTTCTGTGGTGTATCAAGTTTCTTCATTTGACGGTCAAAAGCCCTTTTCTCTTTCTCATCCTGTGGAGAGAGGTCGGCAAGCATAGCATCATACACCTGCTGCATAGAACCTTTCCAAACATTCTCGTAAATGGCTACTTGGTTTCCGCCACCGTCAGAAAAACCGAGCTGCTTGCCACGTACACCACGTGCGGCTGTCGCTCTCGCTTTATCACGCTCTACAGCCACATTGTCATTATGTCTCTTTACTTGGAAATTGTAGGAACGGTCTGCCTGACGTTTGTTTTCATCATAGTTTGCTTGCCAACGCCTATCAGCTTCTTTGTCCCGACCTTTCTTGTATTCCTGTTCCGCATCATATCGGTCATCTGCAATCTTCTCCCGCTCGTTACGATGCTGAATACCCTCGTTGTATCGGTCGTCATTCTTTTTGTCAAGTCCGAGCTGCCTTTGCCAAGAACGTTCACGGTGTGCTTCTTCTGCATCCGCCTGTTTCGCCCTAATCAAACCGTTGAAATATGCAGTGTTCTTTTCATCACGGTCTTTCATCAACTTGTCATATCTCACTTTGGTACGTTCTGACATGGTATTCTTACCGGTGTACATATTTGGAGCGTACTGCGTGGTGAAGAACAAGTTCGAGAGTGCCGATATGCCGTCACCGATAGCCGCAAATATCTGGTCTCGCTTTTGTTTCTTCTTTTCCTTTTCAAGTTCCTCCGCTGTCGGTGGAGTATAGGGATTGAGTTTTTTGTACAATTCAGTGTATGAGAGACTGCCACCGTTCACATCGGCTTGTTTGGCCGGAGGTGCAGCGACCGTTTCAGATTGGGAGCCGGTAACGGCAGG